CTACCTGGCTCTTTGAACGCGCCTACGATAACACTGGGCTTGATACTCAGGCCTTTTGGCCTTGCATGTAAAGCTCGTGGATCTACGGATCGTTGTAAAAGTCATAGTTCTGAACTTGCCTTCGGCCCTCGAGATCGCCTGGTCTGCACAAGTGCGAGCCGCATCCGCTAGCCGTTTACAAAATTCATCCAGATGATAATGGAGGGCATCTGGTACGTAGCTTAGTCTACCGTCATTCGTCGGGAACGCAGGCGCTATTGCTAGCGGCTCGTGGTGGTCGATCGCGTACCATTCGAGGTAACGCTCCAGATAAGCCGAGAACTCTGGGGAAAGCTTTATGACGCTCGGGGGTAGCTTGCCGTTGTCGAAAACCCATCCACCATCTGAGCCCCTCTGAAACTGGCTCAACGACTGGACGTGGGAGATTTTAATATTTGAGAAACGGGCAATCGCCATGTGGAACAAAATCTGCTCCGGTCGCAGTACTGGAACGGCACCGTCCATGAGCTGCTGAAATACCCAGTCCAGCTCGCGGGGCTCGAGTACCATCAAAGGACGGCTCATAGCTAAGGTTTTTAGGATGGCGGTTGGAGTGTGCCGCGCAGGATTCTCTCTTGGCTTATCGCTCGGTGAGCCATCAGGTAGTGTGCTTGGTGCGTCGATCTCCGAAATATAGAAGGTAAAGAAATCCTTCACGATTTTTGCGCAGCGGCGCAAATCCCGGCGGCTTGGTGGGTTTGCAGCGCCCGTCCTATCAATAGGTCGGTAAAAGATATTCCAGCGGTCGTTGATAGGCCGATCTCGGAAAGCCTGTCCCTTTGACAACATATATTTTTGGTTTGACGCAGTTGCACACCAGTCAATAGGCGGATAACACAGAAATTCGAGAAATTGCAGGAAATTCGGCGTTTCCCAGTCCAGTGGTGAGATACCGGTTTTGAAGCTCCAGTTCAGCATCTGCTCGAGGTATCGGCAGGTCTCGGTATAGAGGGCTTTAGCCCGGCCTGGTGCCCACCGATGGGACGAATATTCGAGAAAATGCAAGCAACACAGGATGCTGAGATATGCCTGGCACGCTGGATCGACCTCGTCGAGCCTACGTCGAACGGCTAGGTTTTCGGGCACATCTGTAGAGCCAACGGGCTTCCAGTCTTCGTACGGTGCAAAGATGGGGAATGGAGTGAACGGTGCAGGCATAAGCGCTCCCACGAACTACAATCTCGTTGAGGATTTTGATTGTTTCGAACTGGCTTGAATGCGGCAATCAGCATCGCTGAGGTATTTATAGCGTAAATCAAGTTCGGTTGTGTTCGACCTGATCGGTGACTTGTAGTGATAACTAACTTAGTGATGGTAACTGTTTTGGTGAAGATACTTAGGTTAGTGATGAGCATTGTTTTGGTGACGATACCCAGGATGGCAATGGTGACTGGAGTGGTGAGCGGTCAACGATTTCGAGGGTGGGTTGAGGGTGTGGCGGGAATTCGATCAGGCTTCGTAGGTTCGTGAAACGGGAGATGAGAAAATGGTTGAGGACTGCATCGTAAGGGGATTGATTTCGCAGGATTGCAGGGGTTTGTGGAACACAGTGCGTAGGTTAGTGGAGACAGACACCATCAACGCCTGGGTGTAAGGGTGATACAATTTAACATAATATACATTATGCGTACCTCTGGATTTACCTCGAGGCCTCGAGTACAGTCCTTTTAATCACTAAAAAGCATAACTCAACTAAATTACCGTTTAGTCGAGTTATAACCGGCTGCCTATCATTTGATGGTTCGTTGCGTGCGACTGGTATCGGGAATGATGTTAAAACGTGAAACCTTTTGTGGTTGCGCGCTCTGGTCCACCGCTGCGAGCCCTCGCTGCGGACCGTCGCGCGACTCAAGGGAACGAGTTGATGAAAGACCGGCCGGTGTGGCATACGCTGGCTGCTGCTTTGTATCATCAAAATATCCGTTCTGCACGACTGACATACAAAAATCAAAAGACGTTGTCATGCGTGTGGCCTGCTGTGAATAGCACTGGCAAACAGTGTCCTCACCATTGAAGATGCCAGTGTTTAAACCTCTCGACTTAGCAGACAACAACATACGTACATCGGTCGAAGCCATGCAGGTAGGACGTGGAAAATCACGGGCCTTGTTGGTTTCGTCGTACCTGGGCGCGGAAGACTCAACACCAGCAATCCTAGGCTTGTACTGCTGAACATATTCCTGAACTGGTTGAACAGTACGGCCTTGGGTAGTAACACCGGGCGTTGAAGATACTGATGCAGGTCGCTTAGCTTCTGAAACAGTTGATTGAGAATCTGCGTGCATAAGAGCCTCACTGTCAGATGTTTTGCTCTTCATAACATACCAAAAGCCAAAACCGAGAAGCAAAATAGGAATGATAAGCACAGCGAGAAAGAGCGGCACTAACTTGTAATAACTAGGCGTGACCTTCTTGTGAGTATGTACGGTTGACGACTTATAAAGGCCAAAATAGTGTTTATCGAACTCTATTTTAGACTCTTGAGCCATCTTGAAGTTAGTTCGACTTTCGGGCTTATCAATACACATCTCATATTCATGTCTGAATATGCCTTTAGTACGACCGTATGGACGAATAAAGTTTATATGCTTACCTACCAACTTTCGTACAGGTGAACAAATAAGCGATGGGTGCTGCGTGATAATATGAACGTCCCAACCATGATGTCGATGTTTCTCAAAGCGAGTAACTTTTTCAACACGTCCACGGATATCAGTACCGAATGTGCCCTGAGCCTCGTCTATGACAATAACGGAACCGTCAGGCAAGTCATACCAAAGGTCAGGAGTTTCCCATTCAACCCATTTAGACTTGAGCTGATCGACCTTAAGCTCAGGGATGCCATGGTAGTAGATAGTGCGTGGCGGGAGGCTTGAATCATCGGGGTCTTTATGAAGACGTAGCAAAGGATTGTTGGGATCAACAGCGTGCTCCAAATCAATCTCTTTGATGGTATTAAGAGTCTTGCCGGAACCGGGCAAACCAGTACGAAGAAATAACATGCGCCCTACTCCTTAGGTGTCCATTTCATAGATGTTTTACTACCAGCCTTGTTCATACCGGCAAGCAATGCACGCGCAATATATGCAGAGAACAATATATTAAGACATACGTCAACTTTAAGCATGCCGAGAACTGAAAGCCAATCAGCAGGCAATCCCCCAAGCTGCGAGAACGCATAATCCTTGGCCTTATTAAGTGCGGCATCAATACCAACATAACTTATTGCCGCAAAGCCAAGACCTCTAAGAAGCCTCCAGCCGAGAGGAACAATGGACAGGCCCAGCATGCGTATAAACAGACCGATAATTGCAGGCATAATCAAACTCCAGTTGCGATAATTTCAGCTGCCTTACGCATAGCGAAAGCAACCATTAGATAACCCATAAACGTGAGAAACGTGCAAAGCCCGGGAACGTTAGGGTCAAGGGTAAATGAACTGCCAGACATGAAGGGAACACTTATAGTCCTAAGAACTGGGCATGAAGCACCAAAACGACTACTAGTATCAATCATAGATGTTAAATCGAAAGTAGAATCGGAATCAGGCTTGATGGGTTTATAGTCTTCGCCTGCAAATTCAGATTGAAGTTCAGACTTTAAATCAGCGATCTTTTTCTCGGTAAGGTCTCGATATTCTTTGTCGGCGCAACGTGATTGCTGTTCCTGACGAAGAACAGCGCATTGAATTACATCACCAGTGCAGGAAACTACAGTTTGACACTGCATATCACCAGAAACCTGAGCATCATCCTCACCGCATTTATCACCTTCACAAGTACCATCACCATCGCCAGTGCCAGAACCTGATCCAGGACCAGAACCGCTACCAGAGCCGGAACCGGAGCCTGAGCCTGAGCCGGTACCTGACCCGGAACCAGTACCTGAGCCGCTACCAGAGCCGGAACCGGAGCCTGAGCCGCTACCTGACCCGGAACCAGTACCTGAGCCGCTGCCAGAGCCGGAACCACTACCTGAGCCGCTACCAGAGCCGGAACCACTACCTGAGCCGCTACCAGTACCAGTACCAGAACCACTACCGGAACCGCCGGAACCGGAACCAGTACCAGTACCAGTACCAGTGCCGGTACCAGTGTCAGCGCCAGTACCAGTGCCGGTGCCAGGAGTTGTGGGGTCTGGTGTAGGTTCTGGAGGTGGAGGAACATAAACTTCACCAGTGATCGTAATATCACCTGTACAGTTAAATCCGCCACCTGAATCAGCAAGGCAAATAGAAACACCGGAAAGAGTAGTTGCGCATCCGCCGGGAGAAGGAGGTAAAGGGCTATTAGTTGCCTGATGCCAACTATAGGATTTCTTCGTTGCTCCTTTGGCATCATCACACTTCTGGTAAGCATCATCCTTAGGGCGCTCACAACCACCAGTTGTAGAACTAAGTGATGTACCGGTGGGACAGGTATCACCAGTACGGTACGGCGAGAAAGAGGTCCATTCTATCGGACCACCTTCGGCAGCGGGACGATTGTATGTATATGAACACTTAGCAGACGGACCATTCAAAATAACACCAGTAAGATTACCGATGCGACCAAAACCACTTCCATCATCATTTGTTTTAGGACAAGCAGCATACGCACTAGGGTAAGTTGCGCCATTAAAAGTCCAAGAAACATCAGATGCTAGGACTTGAGAAGGAAAAAATAATACAGAATTACTAGCGGCCAGTGCACAAAAGAAATAACGCAGCCGTAACCCAGAACCAAACAAAGTCATTCGGATCAATATACATTTTAATAGCCCCATGGTTTTCTCCAGACAAAAAAAAGCCCGGAGGGAAAAACTCCCACCGGGCAAACAGGGTTAATTAAGTCCCTGCACGCATTGCTTTTTTGGCTGCACCGATGAGGGCAACGAGGCCAAACATTGCAGCAGTAACAGCGGCAGCAGCAGCAACACCACCGGCAACATAGCCGAGGGCCTCAGCAGTGTCGATATTGGCACCGGCAGCGAAAGACGGCGAGGCGGTTGCCATGGCAATCGAGATAGCTGCCAGCTGAGCGCGGCCAGATTTGCAGAGAACGAGCAATTTGTTTTTCATAAAACACCTTAAAATGAGTTACGGACGGTTTTGCAGACCCAGCAGAAAACAAAAAGCGCAAGTAAAGCACCAGTTATCTCCATACGCTGTTCTGCGGTAATTGCAGGACTGAGAGAGTCCCGCATTTCTTGGACTGTGAAAGTTTGAAGTTGACCAGTACAGACGGGAGTACCGTCGGACTGAACTTGCCACATTCCATCACAGCCGAGAAAATTCATGTTAGCCAGCCTTCTGAGGGTTCATTGCGTCAGAAAGCGGAGGAATGTTCTTACGACGACCTTGACGAGGATCAACGGTGAATTCAAGGCGACCATCACGGACGTCAGCAACAACATCACACTCATAAGTGCCAGGCTGCGGAACCTCAGCTTGATTTTGCGCATAGAAGTCAGTCTTCTGAGGATAAGGAATACCGGGCAAGTGAACAAAAGCCTGAAACATCGTGTAAGGCTTCTGCGACTTAGCAGCAATACCGCTACGGGTAACGCCGGTAACTTCAATCAAAAGGGTTGGAAACTTAACAGTCATTATATTGCCCCTTAAAGTGCGGGTAGCCGAGAACTTAAGCTCGGATTACGATATGCCCAGCTGGGCGGAATCAGGTTTGGTGCGCGACGGAAAGTAAGAAACTGACGCTTGGCTAATTGCGAGCGAACTTGCTCAGCTGATGAAGCCTGTAGAAACAGACGCATAAGCGAGCTAGCGAAAGCAGAATCATCAATGTTGCCAGAGTTAAAATTAGCAATTTCGGCCTCGACTGAATAACGGAGAATTTGATACTGAGACTTATCCATATCAACGGCTCGCAATATAAAGTGCAACACAAAAGGTAAGGCACATGAAAAGAGCGATGACATAAACGAAATCCATTAGTAACCCATCCATTCAGCAATTGAAGGAGTACCTTTTTCTTGACGATCAAGAAACCAAATACGCTCAGGTTTAGTGCCCTGCTCTTTCCGAACTTCAATTACAGAAAGTGTTTCTGCTACTTGCTGGGTCAGAACAGGATTCATGAACTGCTTAACGTGACGCTGCTGATCAAGCATATGGCGTTGCTTGGTTGTAAGTTGAGTTCCCTGATGATTATTATAAATCATGCCACAGACCTCAAATGAGAAGCGCGCTTGTAGAACGATGGTGGCTGAATGTTCTTAGCAGGTGTAATCTCTTTCATTTCACGAATAAAGACAGTAGAGAACGAACGAATGTCGCAGACATTACGAATATTGATACCAATACGATTAAGCCGAGCAGCATGCGTTTCAAAAGAGCGTTGAGAGAGAACAAGTTCCTGATCGTTCATCCAAAGACTTGCGTAATAGGCAGTTGTGTTAGCCTGACGCGGAGTATCCACTACATTCTCAAGTAAAAGCTGTTGTGCAATGCTGGCCTGATCCATTTTAGTCACCTTTAGGCGCTGATCAATATCTAAAAACTCTCGATGGAGTTGGCTATAAATGCCTTCGTCAAACAAGCCCCAGAAGGAAAGACCCTTCTTCTTAAGGAACTCATCTTTCAATTCCTGTTCAAAACGAACAATACCCTGAGAAACACAGTAGTCATAAAGACCTTGGGCGTACTTAAACTCTTCGGATGTTTCACCACAAACAAGCTTAACTTTAGGCAAGTGCTTATTAATGAGGTCAAAAGCCTTGTTATATACCTTTCTGTATTGAAGTCTAGCGCCCTTGCCGTGACCGGATGTAGTCCAGTCAGTTGTTTGACCATTTGGATAAAGAAACCCAATAGAATGACCAATTCTTTGAGTTGCTAAAGCGCGTATATAAGACATTTCATTGCCAGACCCAACAGCAACATTGGTAGTCAAATCTATACGATGGATTACACAACCGTCAGACCATAAATGACCGGCCTTCCCCCCTGACTCGCCATCGCGAATTTCAACCCGCGTGCAGCGGGTGAAAGAAGGAAGACCGAGATTGGACATGACCGAGTTAAAGACGGAGATACATTCGGAGACGGTTTCGAACCCGAACAAGTTGTCATGCCTGTTGATGCGTGAAGGATTGCCATCTACGGTAATTTTCCGACCAGAGATTTTGATTTTGAGAGTGGAGCTGTAGCTGCCTTCGTATTTGGTAGCACGGTACGACGTGCTCAGGATTTCGTGCGTAGCGGTGTCAACAGCCAAAAAAGCAGTGTCCGAAATGACGGGAAGGTCGAAATCAAACACCTGAGAAACTGTCAACCAATCGATAAACATACAAATCCTTGTCAATACCGGAATAACGGTAGCCGAATGCCGGTATGCTGACCACTGAGGGTCACGACATGCAAGCACTAAAATGCCGGAATAACGGAACTGGACAATTGAACAGTATTTACGATCTGGAAACGATGAGAAACCAGAGCGACAGAACGATGACACTGAGCGAAAACCTGAAGAGGTTCAGGAAGGCGAGAGGCCTTACACAGCCTGACGTTTGGGGGCCAGCAGGCATCGCGAAGTCGAGCTATACGTCTTATGAGGCAGGCACACAGATGCCGTCTGCAAACAAAATCGTTGAGCTTGCAAAAGTATTAGGCGTATCGACTGACGAGCTGCTTTTAGGCGAATCCGAACTGACGGTATCAGAGGATTTAAGGCCTATCTTGAAACGATTCGACTCCCTGCCGCCAGAGATCAGGAATCAGGCACGCATAGCCCTGAAAGGCGTGCTTTTCGGATTTGAGCAAGAAGCGATCAAGTAGAGACCGAAGTGTTTTGCGGTAAAGTGGGGGTGTAACAGCACCCCCACCCGGCTGGCTCAAAATCGCAGGAGGCGTGATGCACTGGATATTGGCAATAGCGATGACAGGATCAAGCACAGCAAGCGTCATGAGGCCGTACAGCACCGAGGCAGAGTGCAGAAAAGCACTGGAAGAGTTTTTCGAAAAACCGCACGGAAAAACACAGTACGGCGGCAGCTGCTTTCGAGAAGACAGCAAGGTGCTGAAAATCCTGAAGGGCTGA